AGCATCTACTATCACAAGGTCAACGCCGTCAACGCACCATTGCACTCAATGGCGTGACTCAGCATGGAATATCTACAGCCAGTCACCTACACAAGAGAACATCAGAGGCACAGCCTTTGGTGTATGGCAGGCAGTTGTTGAACATGCCGACCATCATGCTTCTGGTGGCTCTGACAAGCGTGCCATTGCCACCATCAGCGGACGCAATGACCGCATCAAAGATAAAGCACTAGACCTAGTGTTTACAGTATAGATTTACCTAGCATGGGTAAAGCGCAGAACTTATGTCGTTACTCCTTATTTCTCCATAAGTTACACCTCACTGGGTTGCTCCGCCAGTGGCGAACACGGAGCACACACAAACAACGAGAGGGAAACATGAACACGATAGCAATTACCAACGAAATAGCAGGAGAGATTGTTACAATTACATACACAGAACTAGAAGTCCTAGGCTTTGTAGAGAAAGCGAAGTACGCAGATGATATACAAAAGTCCTACGATGCAGTCACTAGGGAAATCCGTACTATTAGAAATGAAGTACGTGACTTCTTCAGTGAAGGTGAATGGAGTGACGGTGAAACAACAGTCAATAAAAGTGATGCAAATGCAATGCTTGAACGCATCGGATGCAACAAACTTACCAGCAGATACAGCGGAACCTTTGTCATCACAGGTACATTTAATCTTGATGTAGAAGATGAAGATGAAATCCAAAGTATCATTGAAGATAATACTGATGTGTCAAACTATTCCGTTAATGACATGGATGTAGATGGTATTGAAGTGCATGACATTGAAGAAGACAACTAATGTCAGATGATACTAAATCAGTAGAGCAATTGCTTGTAGAAGCAGGCGATAACTATACAGAAATATATAATGCTATAGTTAACATGACATTAAAGGAGAACTAATGACATCAGCGTACATACCATACAACGGTACTGCTGGCTGGTCAGGTACGGATACATCTAAGCAAAGAGCAGTAGATAATATCCACTCTGGTCGAGAGTTAAACAACCAGCAGTTAGCATTAAAGTATTTAATAAGCAGAGGCACCGATGGTGCTACATGGAAAGAGATAGCAACGGCAACAGGCTGGCACCACGGCACGGCTAGTGGTGTACTATCAGTACTGCATATGTCGGGTGCAATTGTACGGCTATATGCAACACGCAATAGATGTAAGATTTATGTGCATCAAAACTTTCAAGATGAAGTTAAGGTAGAACCACGTAAAAAACCAGAAAAGTTTTGTCCGCACTGCGGCAATGACATCAACGCATAGCCGTCACTATGCTATGATGGGACAACTAGTAGGGCGGTAGGTTTTGGCTCTCTCCTTGTCCTACCCCTTACTAGTATCTAATCAAAGGAGAAACATGGCAGAAGTAGAAATACCTAGAGATAGATACGGTAGACCTATGGTTGTGCCACCTAAAGGTGGTAAACCAGTACCATACACACGTACTACTACAGTTGCAGGTTCATTAGATGATGGCACTGGATTAGTAGCATGGAAATTACGGATGGCAGCAGCAGGATTAACGCTGCGTCCAGACCTATTGCTTGCTGCATCAGCATACAGAGATAACAAACTAGAGATGGACAAGTTAGTTGAAGATGCAATGGAAGCAGCAGGTGCTACATCAGCAGCAACTATAGGCACAGCCATACATACATTAACAGAGAAGCACGACAGGGGCGAAGACCTTGGCGTGATACCAGAAGATTATGTTGCAGACATACAAGCATATGCAGATGCAACAAAGCATTTCAAAAATATATTCATTGAACAGTTTTGTGTGTTGGACAAGTACAAGATTGCAGGTACACCTGACCGCATCGTTGAATACAAAGGCGAGTTGTTTATCTCTGACCTAAAAACTGGTAGTATTACCTACCCTAATAAGATTGCCATGCAGTTAGCAGTGTACGCACACGGCTTGCCGTATGACCCAGCCACGGCAACCCGTGGTTCTTGGGGTGGTGTGAACCAAGAGAAAGGAATCATTGTCCATTTACCTGCTGGTAGTGGTAAATGTGAACTACACTTTGTTGACATCAAGCAAGGATGGAAGGGAATAGAACTAGCAATGAAAGTTCGAGCCTTCCGAGATACAAAAAAATCCCTAGTAACACCAATCAAGGAGTAAAATGACACACAGCGAAGCACCAATCAGTATCACAGTAAAGTCAGCAGCAGGTTCATTAGTCACACTGCGTGCTACTAATGCAGAAGAACTAGACCAAGTAGTTGCACTATCAATAGCATCACTATCATCTGCAGTAACAGAACTAGAAGCAGCAGTGCGTGGCACTAACGCAGCAGTACCACCTAGCCCAACAGTTGCAAGCATTGCATCACAGTTTGGTGCAACAGTAATTGGTGAATCAGTACTACCACCATCTGTATTTCCAGGTTCAGGTGCACGTCAGTGTCCTCACGGTACAATGACACGCATCCATGGATTAACAGGTAAGTTTGGTCCATACAAAGGACACTTCTGCCCTGCTAAACAAGGCGACCCAACTAAATGCACAACAGTATATGTTAAAGCAGGCTCACCAGAGTTTGCTACATTCACAGCCGACCAAACAAAAGCATAAGTGAAAACACTACGCCGTAGTATTAACAAAGCGGAGGTGGGGGGAGAACCATTACCCCCACCTTTTCAGGCTTTCCAGCGTGAAGGTATCATCTTGCGTAGAGCAGAAGTTACTATCATTGCAGGTACTCCAGGCGCAGGTAAGTCATCTATTGCATTACATATTGCAGCAAGATTAAAACAACCGACACTATACTTTTCTGCAGATACCAATGCACATACAATGGCAATGCGTTTGCTTGCTATGAAAGCCAAAATAACACAGCAAGAGGCAGAGTACATGCTCAAAACAGATGGAACTAAAGTAGAAGAATATCTGCGTGAGTTTTCTGGTATGTATTGGTCCTTTGAACCATCACCTACACTTAAAGATTTAGATGATGAAGTCTCAGCATTCGAGACTATGTGGGGCAGAAGCCCTACTCTTATAGTCGTAGATAATCTTATGGACATAGCCATTGATGGACACGAAGAGTTTGCAGGTATGCGACAGGTTATGAAAGAGTTAAAGTTCTTAGCCCGTGATACCAATGCAGCAGTACTTGTGCTACATCATACTCAAGAAGGTGCAACAGGTTATCCTTGCCAGCCACGCTCAGCGTTGCAGGGTAAAGTAGCACAGATTCCAGCAATGGTGTTAACTATAGGACAGATGATGCAAGGACAGGATGCATACTTGTGTGTAGCCCCAGTTAAAAACAGATATGGTAAGGCAGACCCAACAGGTAATACTTATATATCTTTATCATTCGACCCAGCATCTATGTATCTTGAAGACATAGTGCGTGACTATAGACAACCAGAGATGACAGTATGAGTAGTGCAGCCAAAGCCAAAGGCAGTGGAGCAGAACGAGATGTAGTTAAGTATCTCAAGCAATGGTTTCCATATGTAGATAGGCGATTGGCTGGTGCTACGCTAGACAAGGGTGACATATCAGGTATACCTGGAGTTACAATTGAAATAAAGAATCATGCCAAGATGAACTTGGCTGGATGGACAGAAGAATTGTTAACCGAAATGGCTAACGATAACGCATGGACAGGTGTAGTGTGGCACAAACGGGTGGGTAGGGGAAGTCCAGCCGACTGGTACTGCACTATGCCTGGACATGTATATGTAGATTTACTAAGGAGAGCACTTGGAGAAACCAAGCATTGAAGAGTATCTTCACTATATAGGTGCAGATACACCAGCAATAGGTGCTGGTTGGCGCAAGATAAAGTGTCCCTTTCATCACGATAGTCATGCGTCAGCAGCAGTTAACTATGACAAGAACGCCTTTGTCTGCCACGGTTGTGGTGTCAAGGGCGATACTTATTCCCTAATCATGTACAAGGAAGGTGGAAATTATCTTGAGGCTCTCAAGTTCGCAGAAGAATTTCTTACTACAAGCAACACAGAGGTACGCAGCAAAGATAGAACTAGCAGAAGAGTATCTATCAAGCCGTCATCTCTCGGTAGAAGAGGCAAGAGTATTTCACTTGGGAGTGGTAGAAGACCCACTTCCAGGGCATGAGGCTTACACAGGTAGGCTAGCCATACCTTACATCACGCCATCAGGCGTGGTTGATATTAGATTCCGTGGTATGTACAACGAAGACCCTAAATATATGGGACTAGTTGGTGCTAAGACTACTATGTTTAATACACAGGCTTGCTTTGTTGCAGACAAATACATATGTGTAACCGAAGGTGAGTTTGACTGCATCATGATGTCAGTTAAAACTTTGCACCCTACTATTGGCATACCAGGTGCTAACAATTGGAAACCTCACTACGCTAAAATATTAGATGACTTTGATACAGTCATAGTACTAGCAGACGGAGACGCAGCCGGACTAGAGTTCGGCAAGAAGATAAGCAGAGAGTTGGGCAATGTTAACATCGTCAGTATGCCTGAGGGTGAAGATGTAAATAGTATGATGATTAAACAAGGGAGTGGTTGGATTGATGAACGAATCGGAAAATGCATTACCTCTTGATGATACCTTTTGGACTCACATAGAACACAGCAACTTTACAATAGGTATACCAGTGTCAGATAACAAGATGATGAATGTGCTTGGAGTACTGCAAGACATCTATGACACCATTGAGCATGACCCAGAAGAAGGTCGTAGATTAATTATAATGATGGCTGCAATCTTAGTTGCATCTAAAGATGGTCATGCCGATATGGTATGGGAAGAACTATCAGTCCAAGAATCCATGAGAGACCTGGACTCTACACTTAAGGAGATACTAGATGAAGAATCTTGAAGAGGCTAAAGCAATTACAATAGAGTTACTAACAATCCTTTATAAGAAACATCAAGATTATGGTCCAATGAATATAGCAGGTGCACCAGGCGGTCCTATGAATGGACTACGAGTGCGTATGTATGACAAGTTGGCACGGCTATCTCACCTTGGAGACAGCGACACGCCGAACTATGAATCAGTAGAAGATACACTCATTGACCTAGCAAACTATGCCATAATTGGTTTACTAGTCCAACGTGGACAGTGGGAAGGCATACCCAGTGGTAGCCAAAACAAAGCGGGTAGTGGTCCTCAGTGACCTTCAGATACCCTATCAAAATAATAAGGCAGTTGATGCTACCTTAGATTTTATTAAGTATTACAAACCTGACCAACTCTGGTGTGTGGGTGATGAACTAGATGCACCCGAACCTAGTCGTTGGAACAAAGGCATGGCTGGCGAGTACGCAGAAACATTGCAAGAGAGTATAGATTTAACACAAGATATAATGGCTCGTTACCGCAAAGCATTAGGTAACAAGCCATTTTTTATTCAACGAAGTAATCATACTGACCGCATAGATACATACATGCGAAAGTATGCACCTGCATTCATGTCACTCAAGTCATTAGAGATTGAACAACTACTTGGCTATGAAAAATTAAATATTAATTACTTACATAAAATGCATGAGTTGTTACCTGGCTGGGTCATGGCACACGGAGATGAAGGCGCACTTAACCGTGCACCAGGGGCTACTGCTTTAAATCTAGCAAAGCGTTTGGGCAAATCAGTTGTATGTGGGCACACGCATCGCGTGGGTTTGCAGCATGAAACAACTGGTTTCTATGGCAACACACATACATTGTATGGTCTTGAAGTAGGACACATGATGGATATAAAACAGGCTAGTTACCTAACATCAGGCAGTGCCAACTGGCAAACAGGTATTGGTATCCTTGTGCAAACAGGTACAAAGGTAACACCATTTGCTGTACCGATTGTCAACGGCGAGGTAATTATTCCTTAATGAATTATATTGAAGATTATAACGATTTGGTACAAACTCTAGCAGCAGAATACACACGCAAGTATAGTATGGTAGAGCGTGATGACATTGCTCAAGAGTTGTGGGTGTGGTTTGTCGGACACCCGCGCAAGTACAAAGAATGGTCTGAGTTAAAAGAAAAAGACCGAGATAAACTTATTGCTAAATCGCTGCGTAATGCAGCGCTTAAGTTTTGTGAAAAAGAAAAGGCAAAGAAAATTGGGTACGATATGTCTGATTTATACTACTATGACACATCGGTTATAGAGATTTTCTTGCCTTCAATCATTGGAGAATCCTATGAAATACCTACAAAAATTAAAGACTTAGGCGGTACAGTTAAAACAAATGAGATTTCAGATGGTAACAATTGGTTATCATTAAGGTCTGACATAGCAGCAGGTTACTATAGATTATCTGAAACAAAGCAAAACATATTGCGCTTACGCTTTAGCATAGAGCAACCCGACTGGGCATTGCTTGCAAAAGATATGGACAGTACACCAGATGGTGCACGTATGAAAGTTCAACGTGCAATTAATTCTTTGATTAAACATCTTGGTGGTTGGAGAACATACAATGAACCTGATGTTGTCGAAGTTAAAGAAGAAGAAGAAACGGTAGAAGATGTATGAGACATACCTAGAATGGTTGAGCATCCATGAATATGAAGCCGGTGAATGACCTCAGAGGGCAACCTACATTTGCCTGTATATGTGGTTGTCTTATGTTTGAGATTACTGTTATGTGGGATATGGAATCAAGAGAGGTAAGTTGGTATGACCTTGCTCAAAAATGTAAAGAGTGTGGCACTATTACAACTGCACCTACACCTATGGACTGGAGAGATTGCGAGTAATGCCTTTATATGACTTTAAATGCGAAACATGTGGCAGCGTGGTGGAGTTATCGGATTCGGCACCAATCCCCTGCTCCACTTGCGGGAACACAATGGTTAGAATATGGTCAGCACCAGCCATTAAGTTTAATGGAACGGGATTCTATTCAACAGGAGGATGATGCAACTATCAAACGAGTTGATGTGGACAGACCAAGCAAACTGCAAAGGTCTAGACACCAATGATTTTTTTGTACCAGATAGTGGCAAAAGATATGAGAACGAACCGATACTCAAACGCATATGCAGTGCATGTATTGTAAAGACAGAGTGTCTTAACTATGCATTGCACAACAATGTAACTGGGTATTGGGGTAGTACAACAGAAAAAACCAGGCGCACAATGCGTCAGAAACTTGGCATCATAGCCAAGGGATTAGCGTTCGAAGGGTTATACAAATGACAATAGTAGATATGTTCTTAGCAGTATCAGCAGCATTACTAATCAACAGTGGAGTCACAAGAGCAATTGGAGAAATATCCTGGTACTTACACAAGCGTAAGCATGGTTCATTCCTTGACAGCATTGAGTGGGCACCTGAAGCCAAGCCTAAGGTAAAGGCTAAGAAGGCTAAGTAAAGGTTTAGACAACAAAAAAGACCCCCGTCAGGTAAGTTAATGTACCTAAACGGGGGCTTCTTGTCTCTATCGGGCTGCTATAGCCCTTAAACTGTGAGTTATGCCTTCTTAGGGAAAGCATCCTTTGGGTTAGCCCAACGCATAACGATTGGGATAATGGCTGCTATGCCTGCAGTAAGAAAATCTTTAGGGTCTGTCTTGCCTAGTGTAAAGGCTGTAACTGCACCTGTAATAAAAGCACGAAGGTATGTACCACCGATGCTTGTTAGTTGTTCTTTTGTCTTTGCGTTCATTTGATTCCTAACTTAGTCATTCGTAGTTTTACTTGTGCTGGTGTTTCAAGAACTTCAAAGTGCATATCATCTTTGCGCTCTTTGTAGTTACCGCCCCAACGCAAGCCATATTTTTTTACTAATGCTTGCAAGATAATCTCCTGTGCACCAGTAAATGTATGTGCTTTACCAAGCGGATGCTTGGCTGCGTTTATATCTATTGCTGTACCTGATGAGTGGTTGGATAATCCTGTGGTTTGACCCCGTACTGGACGGTATGCATAACCCCAATCGTCAAGGGTTCCTACATCAATAGGTTCAACTGTTGCATGAAACTCTGCTGCAAATGCAGCCAGCAACTTGCCGCATTCAGCGGCACAACGTAACTTTATATCTGTACCTGCAACTACAAATTGTTTAATGTTAATTTCTGCTGGGTCTTTACTTGCTGCCCAACCATTGCCAGATTTTTCAATCGTCATCTTCATCTATCCATTCAGATAAATCAATGTCAGGTACTGGCATGCCCCATGCTGGCTCAGGTAATATAAATCCCATTATTCCCTCTCACATAACATTTTGTAAATATCATCCACGCGACTTTCAACACGATTCAATCTATCAGAAACACTGCTGCCACCATTGGGCTTAAGTTCCGCTAGATAATGTTTAACCATCCAGCGAATCATAATTGCAAATGCTCCTATTAAGGATGTAATTGATAGAGCAAATGCAGCCCAATCTTGTGGTGTCATAGTTTTATACCGTTCTGATAGTTATGTTTATAACTCCACCAAAGCCATCAAAACGCTTATCAGGTGGTGTCATGCGGGTGAATGTAACTTCTTGTATTACTGCTTGCTGTGATTCTCCTGTTGTCAGGTCTTGCCAAGTCAGAACATCGCCTGTCTTTTCAATCTCTTCTAACAATTGGATACGAGCATATGCTCTACCTTGATAGCCAACTACAGTATTAAATCTGTCAGTTTCTACATCAAAACAATAAACAGGAAATTTAATGATACGCTGACGTGGGGTAGCAATAGTTGCCTTAGCCTGGTATCCCTTAAAGACTGGACCTAAAGTAGTATCTGTAGTATCACGGTCAAAGGTAAATTTATATGCAAGGAACTCTTGCGCTACTTCAGGCTGAATTGTAGTTACTTCTACTGGGTCAACACCTAGGTTATAACCTATATGGTCATACTGAACATCAGTTCCACTTGCATTTGTAGCAAGAGATGACAACGTAAGAGTGCCAGATGTAAATGAACCACGTGCAATAAGACGCTTATAGTTCTTAGGTTCTAGAGTAGAAAATCTAATTTTACCTGTAGTTATAGAACCAGTTGATGATAAGACTGTGGCTGATTGGATGGCTATGCCATTACTACCTGATGTAGTAAAGGCTATCTGGTCTGTATTACCTACAAAATCTACGCTAGTGGCATAGCCAGCAGCAGTACTAAGGTAAGCATCTTTGGCATAAGCAAAACGTAAAGATTCAATCTCTGCACCTAAGTCAACACGGTATAGACCAGCACAACCGTTGACTGTACCTGTAGCCCATACAAATCTATCTCGGAATGCAAAGTCATAAACACCATTAGTGTCTTCAAATATCAACGGACCATAGGACAAATCACCAGTTGTATCTGAAATACTAGCCACACGCATACCTTTGTTGGTACCTATCATTAGGTAGCCAAGATAGGACTCAATCTTGTAGACAATCTCACCAATAGGCAGTTGTGCTGCTACAATCCCTGATGTCAGGGTAGGCATTACACCAGCAGTAGATAGAACAAACTTGTAGATGGCGGAGTTTCCGCCAGCATAACCAGAAGCATAGATGGCAGAGCCACCTTCTGATATAGATGTCCAAATCCAACCAGTATTAGGGTGCGTATAGATAGCAGTAGGTAGTGTTGTAGTACCAAGAGCACCAGTTAATTCATAGATACTAGTGCCAATACCGGCAACAAGACGTTGTTTAACCCAACCCATCTTTACTGCAGCAGTACCAGTGCTGTAGTAGTTGTTTAATGCACCAGTTGCACCAATTGTTTGATAAAAAATACGAGTTGCATTAGCAACAAATAATGTAGTTCCGTTACTAACTACATCTACTATTGCAGATGCAGTAGTAGCATAGGTAGTAAGTGTAGTTGCATCAGCCTTAATATCTTTAAGTGTGGTGCTACCTGGTATAAATGAAATTGCTACATTAGTACCACCAGATACACCAGAAATAAGTTTATAAATACCAGTGTTAACAGTATTAGTTGTTTCTTTAAGTAGAGTTACCTGTCCCTTAGTCCATACGTCTACATTGTCTGAGTCAGTAAAGCGGTGATTGACTGTTTCACCAGCAGATGGGTCATAGAACTTAATACCAGTACCATTATGGAAAGAAGACTGGCTTCTAAGCCACCAACCAGTAAGTGATTGCTCACCTGGCTCTGCTCCAATGTCTGACTGTTCCTTACTAAACGGTGCAGTCTGGCGAATATATGGGCGTTCATCATTAATAGCATAGAAGAATGGCAAACCACCAACTGCTACATCATATGATTCTGTAGTGTTTTGCCAGGTAGAAGTAGATGAAACAATACCTAAGTCAATAGCAATAGAACGACCAATGCTGGCAGTTGCCGAGCCTCTACCTTCGGTTATATCTCTAGTTGCCACGTTACTCCTTAATATATTGGTTTGGAATAATATCTATTAGTAAATGAATTCTGTCTTGGTCCGAGGGGTTTAGCACTTCGTGTTTTTTCATATTATTTATTTCCCACACTTCGCCTTCTTGCATATTGACTTTTTCTTTATCTACGATAAAAGCAACATTTTTATTTGTAATGATTGGTATGTGGTGGCGACGCACTACGTCTAAATATTCTCCGCCATCTACGTGCGCTGAAATGTTTCCATTAGGGGCAAGTTTTGTAAACATTACACGACCCATTGTGCCGTTGTGATATTCTTCAAGGGACTTAACAATTGGTTTAACCTGTTCCCATACCTCCGAGCCTCCGCGCAGAAGGGTCCCGCTATAAGGTGTATTTAATTTCCAGTCAAGAGGATAGTCGTGAATAAAATATGTTTCAGTAAATGAATGTACCTTATAGGTTAGTTGTCGAGATTTGTTTTCTTGCCATTGTTCTACTGTTATTTTATTAACTATATTTTTTATAATAGAAATATCAATATCTTTAATGTGCTTAAACCTAAAAGACTCTAAAGATTTCATCTTAAAGTTCCCTTTACATATTCATATAATTCTATGTCAACTGAATTAAGTTCTTCTATCCTGCTTAAGTCTTTTTTGCTTGGCTTAATTTTAAAACGTTCCGCTGTCAGTTTGTTAATTTTTTTTGTTTCTTGAAACACGGAAAATTCAAATTGTTTTTCCAGGCTTTTGTTCATATCTGAACAAAATAAATTTAGTTCCTCAAATGTATAGCATTTGATATTTTGTAAATTATCAATTACATTTTTTATGTCTAGGTTGTAATTTTCTATATGCCAACCACTTTCTATAGTGGTTTCAAACGCAACTACATCTTCATTGAACTTATCTATGTTGGTTTTGCCAGTTAAAAACTTCGACTGTAAGTTAGATTGCACTACATAATCTTTGCCGTAAAGCCAAGATTGAAATCGTTCTTCTATTTCTTTTTGACTTTGATGTGGTTTAATCGTATAGTTGAAGTAACTAATAAACCGCTCAACCGGGTCCCTTACTATCGTAAAGACTTCAGGGTTATTCATATAATCTAATGGCATAAGACCAAAATGACCACTGACAAATTTGCTTTGTTTAATTTTTTCCGTATCTATGCTTGTTCTATTTGACGCAAAGTGCAATGCCCCACTTGAAATTAAGTGAGGCACCACATTGTTCTTTACATATACACCAGACGTTCTGGGTATATGTAAGTGATATATTGACATTTACTTAAATTCTTTTTTCTGTCTAAAAAATGTTTTGTATCTATCAAATATTTTAGTTTCAAGAAGGTCTTGGCTTTTTTTGTGTTTTTCTAAGTCTTTAGGTCCACCAATTTTCATTGTCCAGGACTCACGCTTAAATGGAATAAGTTGTCCAAGTGGAGTTCCTTTTGGAATTAATCCTTCAAAGTTAAAATCATTCATAACAAATGGAAAGTTAACTGGAGAATAATATTCGTCTGTATCTACAATTCCAGGAAAAATTGTAAATACAGACTCTCTGTGCATTGGTTGAACAAACAAAGTTGAATAACCTTTGGGGGTGCGAATAGACCAATGGGTTGTCCATTTTGGATAATCGTGACCATTGCCCATAGGGTGTGTAGGCGCTTGCTCAACTGGATGGAACTGGACTAAATTATAGTTAGCCCATTCAAAATGTTGCTCACCATCTTTGATGGAAACGTACACATCTGCTGGCAGAGTGACAATATACCCTGCGGTAATTGCGTCAAATACTGGCATACAACGCTTAATTGTTGCTGTTGTACCACCCGTACCGTTAGGCTTTTTTGCTCCACCCCTGTATGATTCTAAATTTTTATACCAATCGGGTATCAGTTGAGATGCTGGAACTGGTTGCTCTAGTGTTTTTTGATTTATTGTATCTGTAAATATAATATCCATTTGTCCCCTTAATAGATTATTGTGGTGAGCCAGATTCTACCACAGGTGGCGCCTCTGGAGCAAATGTTATCCCATCGTAAAACCACCCAATACGTGCTGGATTTTCTTCAGTAGATTCTACGCAAGTTAAATCAGTTGCTATTTGAGCATCTTCAATAGTATCCGACCAAACTATATTTACAACAATATTGTCTTTTATTACAGCAAAGTTTGTCATTTATTTTTTTTCCTTTTGAATATATTTTTCGTTTACAGTAAAAGGTGAATTTTCTTTTGTTACTTCAAGCACGGTAAACCCAGGATTATCGGCTTGGGCTTCTTCTTTGTTTTTTGCCAACCAACCATCGGTAACAATATTATTTGAATCAAGTATAGCAAACAACTTGTTGCCATTTATATCTAAATAATTTTCCATAATTAATATAATAAGGTGACTGAACCACTACTGCCGGTACTGGAGGCTGCGCCACCAAGACCTTGTGAAGCATTGAATCCAGTAATGTTTAAGTTTGTAGTAAATCTTCCGGTTCCAAAACCGCCGGTTCCGCCGGTGCTATTGTATGAACCACCGCCACCGCCACCTCCACCTGTTGCGCTCATATGTCCGTAGGAACTTGTTCCACCAGTACTGCCGCTGTTGCCATCATTGTACCCATAGTATTCGTTGTAGACACCACTTCCTGCACTCCCACCTCCACCAATAATTGCATTGGTAGAAAACGCAGTGTAACCAAAAGTAACTCCAGCGCTACCACCTGCTCCACCATTGTTTCTGGAAATAAATGGTCCACCACCACCACCACCACCTCCAACAATTATTGCATAGACTGCGTTTGTACCACTAGGTACGGTAATTGAGTTTGTTGTAGCGTTAAATGATTGCTGAATTGACGGCAGCGTAGCGCCGCCTGCACTTGCTGCAGGAAATACTGAGTAACCCATTATGATATCTCCACTCCGCTAATATGAAAGTTAACTGTTGTTGCTGATGCTCCGCCAGTAATAGTATTTGTTGCTACGAGTACTTGCTTTATGTCAAAATACGCTGTACTAGAACCAGCAATAGCCTGAGTTGTTGCAAGAGAAGTTCCTGCTAAACCAAGGGTAAATGTTCCTGCAGTAGCAGAAGTATTAACTACCGCTATGTTGCTTACTATTGTTGTAGTAGAAGCAGGTACTGTATATAGTGTTGTACCTACTGTTGTTGTTGCTGCTCCCCTAAAGAGAGCCTTGGTTGTTGTAGCCATTAATTACTACCTTTCGTGTTAGATTGCGCCCATAAGGACTAGTGTTTGAAAATCTTTAATGCTGCCAAATGCTCCAGATGCAGATAAAGTAATATCACCTGATGCTGTTACTGTTCCATTAAGCGCTATAGTGCTTGTGGCTCCACTACTAGAACCAATGGTGATTGCTGTAGTACCAGAAGTTGAACTGGTTCCAATGTTAACTGTTTTGCTAACTGTGCCAGCACCTGATGCTATATTTACGGTTGCATTAAATGCTGTTCCATTTGCTATTGATACAGTACCACTGGTAAGTGCATTACCAAGAGAAATAGTTCCAGTAGTAACTCCTGGATAAATTGTACAAGTGGAACTAACGGCACTGGCGGCAATACTGTTAATAGCCGGAGTACTAAGAGTTAATCCAGCAATTGTTGTTACTGTGGCTCCTGATGCAATTGAGGTTGAGCCAATAGTTGGGGCTGAATAACTAGCAACGGTTCCCCAAGATGAAGTTGTTCCATCTGTAGTTAAGTATTTTCCTGAATTACCAGTCTGACTTGGCACAACATATGTTGTTGAATCTGTAGCAACAAGAGTCTTGCTAGTAGGTATAGTAGTTCCGTTAATTGATGTAGCAGTAGCCGCACCAAGGACTGGAGTTACAAGAGTTGGACTGGTAGCAAATACTAACGCACCTGAACCAGTCTCATCAGAGATGACACCAGCAAGTTCCGCTGAGGTAGTGGCTGCGTGAACAGATAATTTATCTGTTGTTACTAACAATGTCTTAGTTGATGGAATAGTTGTTCCATTGATAGATGTAGCAGTGGCTACACCAAGTTCAGGAGTTATCAAAGTAGGGCTAGTATCTACTACAAACTTAGTTCCAGTGCCAGTTTGAGATGCAATAGAAGTAGCAGCACCAGATGAAGTAATAACTCCAGTAAGGTTAGATGGTGCAAGTACTGTGTTATCAAGATAGTATTTAGTAACTACATCTTGAGCATTAGTTGGATTTCCTACGCCAGTAATTTTATTGGTTCCCATAGCAATGGCGCCTGACATAGTGCCACCAGCAAGTGGAAGCATTGTATCGGCGTAAGCCTTGGTAGCAGCATCGGTTGATACGGTAGGGGTTCCAAGACCCGTAATCTTATTGGTTCCCATTGCAATTGCACCAGACATTGTTCCACCTGCTAGTGGCAACTTAGTAGCAATAGAGTTGGTTACTGTTGTAGAAAATGCTGCGTCATTGCCAAGTGCTGTTGCTAACTCATTAAGAGTATCAAGAGTAGATGGTGCCGATGCTACAAGGTTAGATACTGCAGTTCCAACAAAGGCTGTAGTTGCTACTTGAGTAGTATTAGTACCAGCAGTTGCTGTTGGGGCAGTAGGTGTGCCAGTCAATGCTGGTGAGGCAAGAGGTGCATAGGTACTTGATGCTGTGGCTGTAGCCAATTTAGAATCAATTTGAGTCTGAATGGCAGAAGTTACACCATCTACATAACCAAGTTCAGTTGATGAGACGGTTGAAGATACAGCAAGTTTAGTCCAGTCAATAGCGGCAGATGCATTAATATCAGCGTTAACAATTGTTCCGTCTGCAATCATAGTACTTGTTACGGTACCTGTATCTGCTAGTGTTACGGCAGTTCCAGCAATTTTAGTTTTTGTAATTGCTGCAGCAGTGTTAATATCACCATCTACAATTGTATCATTGGCAATATCAGTAGATGTAATTGTTCCAGTAAGGGCTAACTTGCTATAAGCAATAGCAGCAGAAGCATTGATATCGGCGTTAAGAATAGTTCCGTCAGCAATCATTGTGCTTGTTACTGTGCCAGTATCACTAGCCTTAATCAGAGTAGCACTTGATGGAATTGTCGTTCCGTTGATGCTAGTTGCTGTTGCTACACCAAGTGTTGGAGTTACCAGTGTAGGGCTAGTAGCAAATACATTTGCACCCGTTCCGGTCTCATCTGTTAATGCTGCTGCAAGGTTTGCACTCGATGGAGTTCCAAGGAATGTTGCAATACCAGTTCCCAGTGCAGTAATACCAGTACCACCATTGGCTACTGGCAATGTACCAGTTACACCAGTTGTTAAAGGCAATCCAGTTACGTTTGTCATTACACCAGAGGCTGGAGTACCAAGGGCTGGAGTAGTCAAAGTAGGGCTAGTTAAAATTTTGTTAGTTAAAGTCTGTGCATTGGTTGTACCAACTACTGCACCAGTTGCACCGTGTCCTGTAGTTGCTTCTATGTGGTCGTTAGATTCTTGTAAATCACGACCAATAACCATATGCCTTACAATTGCACCAGCAGAGTGTGCTACAGCAGTTGAGCCATCTCTGCCTCTAGAAATAGTAAGTGTATTGCTACTTCGGTCTGTTACATCTACAATTTCTTCAAGGGCTGTATCAGGGTCAATAACAACTGTAAATGTTCCAGCAACGCTAAAATTTACAGACGCTAAAAGGTTGGAACCACTGCCAACTAACATAGTTAAATCACCAGAGGTAATAGCACTAGTTAATGTAGTCTGTTGAGAACGGGATGAATATTTTCTAGTTGTCATTTATCTGCCTATCAAAGGGAATAGGGGACACGGAGAGGATCTTTGTCTTGCTGGTTCTTTATCTCTTCATTTAATCGTTGATTAAACAAAGAATAAACTTGCTTGGTAAGTGATTGAGATGAGCCGTATGGACGCTTGCTATCTGTCTCATCTGCCTGTGGGCTAACCATTGACGCACGTGCTGGGTCAAGGTTAGATAGCAAACGATAGGTAGCACCAAGAATAACTAAGTCTTTACAAGATTCTGGTAAACCAGTTACTGTTGTAAATACCTGGTCATTAATTGCTGTAAGAGTAGTATAGGTTGCATTAATAACAGTTGTAAATGGAGTTGGGTTAGTAGAATATACAATCTGAACACTACGTCCTGAAGGGATATAGTCATAGATAGATACAGTCTGACCACTAGTAAATGCAGTTAAATTAGCATTACTATCAAAACGGTAAGTACGAATAGGAATCCATTCCTTAGTTGCACCTAATGCTTGATATGAAATACTAAGAATTTTCTTAATGTTTAATGTAGCATCAGTACCTGCAGGCAATCTAAAGGCTGAGACTGCAGCATTAGATGTAATTGTAGTTGTTTTGGCTGCAAAAATAGATGAACCAATTGCACTAATAGTATCGTTAATTGCTCGCTTGATTACAAATTTAGGAAATGTAGGAGCAATAGTAACCTTAGTACCTGCTGTGTGTGCAGAAAGGGTAGTACCTAGATATGCTCTACCATATGGAGCAATAGTTGCAGTGTTACCAACTCGGTCATAGTTATCTACCCAGAATAATTCTTCATCAATCTCAATAACACCCTTGCCCACACTATCGGTAGATGCGAGTGCCAATGTAATAGGTGCTGCAATGGTAGAAACAGTTGCTGCTACGTCTGATGTAATGTGAGTAGCACGGTCTTGCTGAAGTGTATAACCTGAAAGGTTAATAGACACTTCATTCATCATATCTGTTAGGGTAGTCATTACTCACCTCTTTTTTTACGAACAGTAATTTTACGTGAGTCAATACGATTTCTTTTAGCAGCAGCGGCACGGGCTTTTGCAGCCTCATCAAGAGTTGCATCAACTTTCTTTTTAACACGTGGAGTTGCAGCAATCTTTGCTCGTTGAATTGCTTTGCTTGCTTCTGCTTTCTTTATATTTTCTAAACCAATATCAACAAGGCGCTCAGTCATCATACGATTACCTTGTTCTTGTTTAGGAGCAGAGTAACGTTGTGGATTTGCTTGTGCAGCACGTGTGTCACGGCGAAGCACTTTACGTTCTCTACGTCCTTCTCTACGTTCAGCAGTAATACGTTTTCTGTTTGCAGTTATTTCTTTTTCTGCTTCTTGTCTACGAGTTGTTTGTCGCAATGAATTTTCTGGATTCTTACCTGCTTGTTTTTGAGCAAGCCTTGTATCAAAATATTGTTGCGCATCCATGCGCATTTTTTCGCCAGTCTTTACTTTTTTACCCTTTAAAGTATCTCGTATTTCTATAACAGTACGCTTTGGCTTATTAGAAACTTTAGGTGTATCACGCTTAGGAGTAGTCTTAGGTCTTGCTGGATTTACTTTAATGGTAAGTGCATTACGAATTGCACGGTCACTTGCTTCTTGTTTCTTAATAGCAAGTTCTACTCTGCTTTTAGGCTTATTAGGCTTAGGACGTAAAATAGTATCACGTGCTGTTACTTGTTGTTTTTCTCTAACAGATAATCCTCTACCCGAATCTTTTGAAACAACGTCACGTGTTCTTTTTACTGGTGCTTTAGATGCCTCACTTGTAACTAATCTAGCCTGACCAGTTGTAACTTTAGCGCGTTGTCCAACACCAGCAGCCTTCTTGCGCATCTCTCTACGCACAGCAAGCATAACTTTAGAACTAACTTTACCAGCCTTAAGACCACGACCAGCAGGTAAACCATCAAGTATGGCGTTACCTACAATGCCACCAATACCTTTAAGTGTTCCAATTTCTTTAAACTCTTTAAGAGCCTTAGCCTTACGTACAGCATCAATACTTTTTACGCCACCTTTAGGGCGATAACCTTTAGGACGAGTAGCCATTATACGTTTATACTCCTTAATGCTGCAACAGCAGACTTACCAGTAGTAGATGCAAGTTCATTGCAAATAGCGTTGAGTCCCTTATATGCGGAAGGCTGGCGATTAGCACTAGCCTTAATGTTAAGGGCTGCGTTTACACCTAGACCAGACGTACCAGCATAAGTGTTTGCTGCACCTTGGTCTGCTTTGCCAGTTGTACCAGCAAGACGATTAAGTTCTGCAGTAAGACTGCTACCTTCTTTGCCTAGTGCCATTAGTTATCCTTTTTTAGTAATGATTTTTTTACGTAAGGCTGCGCCTATTTTTATTTCTTTTTTATTAGGCAATTCTTTAGCATGCATTTTTCTATCGGCTTTCATATAAGCAGATTTTTGAGCAGGAGTCATACCTTTAGTCATTTTTATATCTTGTTTTAATTCTGTTTTTGATGAACCATTTTTCATTATCTATATCCCGCCGTTTTCTTTGCAATTGATTTAGGTTGTTTAACAAATTGTTTACCTTTGGCATTGCCTGCAGCCTTGGCTTTATTAGTTGCTACTTTTTCTGATGAACTTAATGCAGCCCAAGCAGCAGTAGGCAGGTATCTCTTCTTACCTTTAGATGGTGTACCGTCAGAAGTTTTCCACTTTTGTGCAGTCCAGTCTTTTAAAGATTTTTGAGGTTTAGCCAATGGCATTACTTGTATCCCCCGCCTGCCTTCTTGTAACGAACAGCAAGCAGTTGTGCCTTACGAGCAGACCATTCTCCAGGGTCTCCACCTTTAGAGCCAGCCTTAATCTTCTTAAACAAAGAAGCACGCATTCCTGGTTTAGTATAATTACCAGCAGCATTAACTTTAGATTTAGCCTTAGGCATTATTTAACCTTTTTCTTAACTACACCTGAAATTTTTTTTAAATGTGGATTAGCCTTTAGTGCCGCAGGTGAGGCTTTTCTTGCACCCGCAGCAAGAATTGCACCTGCACTTGCCATTGAAACACCTTGCTTTGCAGCAATTTTCTTTTGGCTTGCTTTAAATCCTGGATGTGCTTTTTTCATTTTTTAGCCTTATTTCTCTTAGAGATTGCTGCAGCCTTAGCCTTAGCATCAGCCTTAGATGAGGCACCCCAAGCCTGTAGAGATAAAAGCAATCTTGTTGGCGAGCCGTCAGGCTTGCGCTCTGGTCCTGGCATTCCGCCCATACGGGCTAGGAAAGATGCCCTTCTAGGGTTGTCTCCAGCCTTTACAGGGGGTTTAAGAGTGCCACCCTTATAAGATGCCCTGCCCTTGGCATTGAGTCCACCTTTAGGGTTCTTACCTTCTTTACGTGTCCATGCTGCTGTCATTAGTCTTTCCTTTACTAAAAGCATCATAATAATTTTCATCCATATTAAATCGCTTCATATGTCCTACAGTTGCAGAGGTATCACACCAGAGTGGAATTTCTGCTTTGTCTACTACTGCAAAAAAATAAATATCTTCACCAGTAAACTGTTTGTTAACACCTACTTCTGCAAAAAATGTAACTCCTGGTAATGCTTCTTTGATTCTTGTTATTACGCTACGATGCATAAGAACAAAACCCATACCAGCAGCACTTACTTTCATAAAAGTATTTTTAGGTAAAGGGTCTAATCTTTTAATCCCAATACCTTCTGGTACTTCAGCAAACTCATAAACAGTTGCTAATGGTCTCATCAATGGTTGTTCTGGTTGGTCACTTGTAAAGTAAACACCAGTAAGCAGTGGTATATCTTTAGCATCTTTACGGTTCCAGAGTTTAAGAAACTTTTCTGGAGTAATCATTATGTCTGAGTCAAGCCAGAGTAACCAATCAGATTTATTTTTGTCATACCAGAGATTAACTAGCATCTCTCGCTGTTGTGCTATCTGATTACCATGTGCTCTTATTGAACCACAAAACTCTACGCCTGAGTTTATAATGGTGTCAACAACACCTTCCATAAACTTGCCATCTACTATACCATT